TCATTTCACTTTTAGTCCGTCACGTATCATTTTCTTTATCTCATCCTTTATCTCGCCCAGGTGGCCGGCACTCACACCGGTGTTCTCGGCTATCCGGGCCAGGTGGCCTTCGGCCGTGTCCATCTTCTCCGACACGCTTTCCAGCCGGTCGTCCATGCTCGACCAATGTTGCAAACCGCCGGTAAACATCCCCTCCAGCTTCGTGCCCTGGTCATACGTCATGGCCGTGTAGCCGCCCGCTTTCGCGCTTTGACTGGTGCCGCCGGCTTCGGTCTTGTCGTAGCCCGTGGCCGCCGCCAGGTTGTCACGCAGGGCAAGGGCTTCATCCATATACTGCATGTACTCTTCCATCAGCGCGTTCCGTTCCGCCTCGGTCAGTTCGTTGTCCTCCATGGCCTTGCCGAACTTCTCCCACCAGCCTTTCAATTTCTCGCTATACAGCTCGCCTATCTTGTTACTCAGCATGGCTTTCATAAAGTACTCGGATATATCCTCCGCCGCATCCTTGGCACCGTACTTCATGTTCATCAGGTTGTCGATGAAGCTGCTGTACATACCATCGAATGAAATGCCCGTCAGCCCTTCATACAGCTGGTCGGTCAGTTCCTCCAGCTTGCCGGCCTGGTCTATGTAGTCATCCAGCTTCTCGGTCAGTCGCCCGCCATAGCCGCCCTTACCGGTATTCTGTATCTGCGTCCACATGTCCACGTTGCTGCGCAGCGCCTTCATCTCCTCCGGGCTCAGGCTCCACAGGTTCCCGTCCCACCGGCGGCCGATCTGTCCGCTCAGTTTGTCTATCTGTGCTTGGTTGAAACCACCCCAGTAGTAGTTCCACGAGTGGTGGCTTTTGCTGTAGCGTGCCTGTTCCTGCGCTATCTGCAGATAGTTTGCATTCGTCTCTTTCTGGTATTTGTAAGCATCCCGGTAAGCTTCCACCGATTTAGTCCCCTTGCTTGCCTTGATGGTATCGGTCAGGCCCTCAATGGAGGTCTGCAGTTTCTCGTTCCGGTCTGTAAGGCGGTCTATAGCCGCCTGCACTTCCCTGGCGTTCCCACCGATGCCGAACAGTTTGTTGAAACCTCCGAAAGACACCGTGTTCAGCAATCCCCCGATACCTTTCACAAGGGAACCGCCTATCTGTTTGAACAGGTCTCCGCTGAGGATATTGTCGAGTATTCCGGTTATCGCATTGAAAATGGTGTCTATCAATGATGAGATAATCGGGCCAATACCGTCTTTCAGCAAATCCAGTATGGAGAGAATGGCCGATATGATCTGCCCGATGACTCCGGCACTTGACAGGGTCTCGGACATCCGGCTGATGGCATCACCGACCTTGCCTCCGATATTCAGTTTTGACAGACCGGTAAGCATATTCTGGATTCCTTCAAATGATCCCTGCAAGGTTCCGCTTGCAAAGCCGTGCAATCCGTTGGATACCATGTTCAACCCGTCAACCGTGTCCCGGGAGGCACTTTTCACCTCCCCGGCAAGCGCCTTCATTTCAGAGGTGGCGTTCAGGTATTCTTCGTCAGCTGAAGCACTGGACGATTGGGCCGTTTGAAGAGCGATTTTGGTACGTTCTATTTCTGCCTGGTTACCGCTTTCAAGAGCCTTGTTGTAATCGGTCTGCGCCGCTTTTAACCGGGCGAATGCCGCTTCCTGCTGCAGTTCCGCATTTTGCACACGTGTTACGGCATCCCCCAAAGCGTGCATCTGCGTTTGTAACCGGGCAAAATCCAATGTGCCGTTACCACCGGGAAGCATGCTTTGAATACGTTCAATGGCATCGTAGACGACCTGCTGGTCTGCGGCTCCCGTTTTTTTGAACTCATCCGTCTTGACATACTGTTTAAGCTCGCCAAGCAGGTTCTTCATCTGGTCTGCAAGCAGGCCTGTCAAATCCCCGAATGCTGCTCCCCAGTCTATCTTTTGGGTCAGAGCTTCCATATCCACTTTATGCACAGCCGCATCACGCTGTTTCTCCAAAGTCAGCCTTTCACCCTGGGACTGTGCCTTGCGGATTTTCTCGGCATATTCTTCAGCGATGGCCAGTTTCTGCTGCTGGAAGGTCCCGTATTCCTTCAGATAGTCACGCATGGCTTCCGCCTCTTCCCTGTACACGTCCGCCTCCGCTTTTTTCCTTGACTCGGTGTTTGAGGCACGGGCTTTTTCAAGTTCATCCTGTTGCTCCCGGGTAAGTCCGTTATCTCCGGTGGAAAGACCGGCTTCCTTGTTCTCACGCTTCCAGTCGGCTTCCTGCCGGTTTATCTCTTCTTTCCGGGCGTTATAGTCATATTCGATTTGTGCCAGTTTCTTTTCGGTACCGGCTTGCATACGGTCTATCTCTTCCTTCCGGTTCTCGGCCTGCAGGGCGGCAAGATCCTGCGCCAGCCTGCGCTCTATGGCAAGCCGTTGCTTGGCTTCCGCTTCCGGATTCTTCCCGGACTGCTTGGGGTCGATATGTCCGCCGATATTTCCTTTTTTGGCTGCTTCTGCCGCTTTCTTTACCTCTTCCTCCGCTTTTTTCAGATAACCGTCGCGTTTGTTTTCGGCATTTTTCAACAGTATGTCATAAGCTTCCTGATCATGTTTCTTAATGGCAGCCTGTGCGTCATAGAACTGCCCGGATTCTGCCATGCTTGACTGTATGATATATTGTCCCCATTTCCCGAAAAAACCCATGGCGCTTTCCGCCTCTTCCGGTTTCTGCGCCTTGATTTTATTCACCTCTTCATCGGCTTCTGCAGCTTTTTTTACAAGGTTCTGGACATTGGCCTGGTGCAGCAGAACCTGTACATAGTCCTCGCTCTTTTGGATAAGGGTATCATACCATTCGGAAAGTGTTTTATAATACCCGAAAGATTCCCCGTACTTGCGGTTCAGTTCCTCTACCTTCGCCTTTTCCTGTTCCTTGCTGCCGGTGAAGTTCTTTATTTCATCGATGACCGATTTCAGTTCGAAGCGGGTACGCACCATCTGGGCACGGCCGTCCTTCTCTATCTCGGTCATTTCCTTGAGTGATATGTTGAATTCATCCACGCCTTTTTTGGCACTGAACAGGTTTTTCGTCCAATCCCAGATTTCATCACCGTACATTACCAGCAGCATGATGCCGGTGGTCATGGCCGTCTGCCAGGAAAAGAGCGAGGACAGGACCTGTTTCCATACCGGTGTGCCTTTCTTGCCTGACTTCTGCAGCTCATCATATTCCTTACGGGCACGGGCCAGTTCGTCCGTAAAAATCGGCAGGTTGTTGGATATGGCCAGAAAGAACATCTGCGGTCCCATGGCCAAAGAAGGCATTTCACGTGCCATCTGCTGGATGCTGTTGTGAAGCCCGTTGAACTGGCGCTGTGCATTGGGCATGTCTGCAGGGGTGACCTGCACGGATTCCGATTCCTCCTGCAGCAGTTTCAGTTTGCCACGCAATTCCTCAAGCTGCTTCTCCAGTGCATGGATCTGCGCGATATTGGCACTCTGGTCCAGATTGGGGGCAGCCGTCTCCCCGGCAAGGCGCAGCCTTTCCAGTTCAGCCTCCAGCAGTCTGACGGTATTACGCAGTTCCAGCGCCTCACGCTCGGCCTTGTTCATGCCGGGCGTGAGTTTGTCCTTCATCAAAAATTCAACTTCTACAGGTTTGCTCATTCCAGTTTGCTTTGAAAAAATCCTACTATATCGTTCGCTTCATCCTCGGCGCTGTGTTCCGGTCTGGGAGCACCGTTTCCGCCGCCTTGCTTTTTCCGCACATACCGCGGCGCGTCGTTCAGCATCATGATCAGCGTCTGGTAATTCACACCGTCCAGAATGTAGTCCACACTCCAGCCCGTTGCACTCGCTATCTGCCACACGAAGCCGAAAGGGCTATGGGAACCCTCATACCGGGTTCTTAACTCCCCTTCCTTGCCTGGCTCAGTCTCGGAGTCATCGGGTTCGCCCGCGCTGTCGAGCTGATAATACGCATAAAATCCTTCGTGCCCATCAGACGCTCGAATGTCCGGAACATAGCCGTCAGATAGCGCCACTCCACAAAGTTCCGCAGCACCCATGCCGTCACCCCGATACCCACGTGCCGCGACACGTAGCCCCGGCATACCGTATAGGCCAGCAGACGGCTCACGGCCTTGCCATGCTCCGCCACAAAGGCCAGTTCCTCGGCCTTGTCCTTCGGTTGCCAGTCGGGGTTGATACCCATCTTCAGATATTCCCTGGCCAACAATATCTGACCCCGCAGTCTCGGACGCTTCATCGTCACACGTACCTCCACCGGGCGTTTCAGCCACGGAAACTTCCACCTTTTAAGCAAAACGGACACGCCACTGTCAAGCAGCGCGTCCGCACACTCCATCTCTATCAGTTGTTCCAGCCGGTCAGCCATACGTTAGCCCTCCTCGCTTTGGAGCGATGCTGCAGCCGCGGCTTCCGCCGGCGGCAGCTTGTACTGCCCCCACTCGTCCGGTATTGCTTCCGTATCGAACACGCCGTAAGGCTGCGAACCGTCCTCCGGCATCGCCACTTCGAGCGTAACCTCTATCTTGGAGGTTTCCGTAAGGGTCAGCTTGCCTGCAGGATTGGAAAGCAGCGTGGCGTTGGGAATCAGTACGCTCTGTCCGGACACGAGGGAGAGTTCCCATGGTCCCTGCATGACAAGCACCTCCGATGGGGCTGTCCAGCCGATCGGAGTTTTCTTTTCCGAATCTTCTTTCTTATAATGCAGGCTGCCGCCAAGCAGTTTGTGCAGGTTCGAATAGTTCATCTGGATAACGTTAAATGTCGGGGCGATGCCGCCGTTACTCTGTGGGATGACCAGCACCGGGGCACCCTGCACCTGTTCGGCCTCGATCTTCGCGGCCTCGGGTTTCTTGCCGCCCAGGTCAAACGAGTTCTTTTCAATATACCCGATTGTGAAATCCTTATACTTTACGGCTCCTATGCCGTACATAAAATTCTTGTTCATCTTTTTTTCAGTTTCATTGTTAATAACATACCGACAAGCAAGCCGGCAACCATTCCCCAAGTAAACACCCGCACCGGGTTCGGAGGACGTTTTTCCTCCGTTTGAACGTCATTTGAAATTTCGTTCTTGGTCTCGCTACGGATACGCGCCAGCTCTTCTTCATACCATAGCACCAGCTGCTGCAGACTGTCACACGAGGCTTCGGCCACGATGTTCCCGCTGTCGTCGCTGCCTACGGTCAGATTCGCCTGTCCACTCTTCCCGCGATACACCGCCCCTTCAGGAAGTTTACGGAGGCTGTCCGCCGGTATAGTCAGCTTCACCGAACTCGCCGGTACCCCCGCCATCACCAGTCCCGCCCGTCGACTTCCGCTCGCGCTGTCGGCGCTTGCCGTTTCCGTCCGGACTTCCCGGTTCATGCTCTTTCGGTGACTCGCGCAACCTGTCAAGCACAGGGCAATCGTCACGATGAGGACAGTTCCCGGCTGTATCAATAGCTTTTCTAAGACGGGCCATCTCACGTGTATTGCGGGCCAGTTCTTTCTTTGTTTCACAAAATTCATCTTTCAGAGGTTTTACAATATTCTCCATCAAAATGCGGGTGGCATGTTCGGCGTTATCTATGCGCATAGCCTCTGCACCGGCCTCGGCCTTCATCGCTTCCGCTTTCGCTTTTCTCACAGTAGCCCGCAAGGAGCCAATGGTCGCCACCGTACCAACCAGGCCGCCGCCAAGGATAATGTTCATAAATTCGCTCAAGTCCATACCACCCGGTTTTATTATTGATTAATACCTATTTCTTTCAACCATTCCTGCACATCGAAACTCGGACAGGCTTTCGCTGCCAGTTCGTTGTGTCCTACAATGCGTACATCAGGAAATTTCCGGTGAAAATCCTTCACATACTTCTCCAGTGCCTTTTTCTGACAGCCAGTGCGGGTGTCTTTCGGGGTCTTACCGTCTTTTTCCACGCCTCCGGCATACACGATGTGACGGCTCACACTGTTATATCCCTTGGCTCCGTTGGTCACTTCCCAAGGGTCCACCTGTGCATCCTCATTGTTTTCTACCAGACGTTCCACGCCTCCGTTCAGGTGGAACAGGTCGGTATAGCCAACCTGCTTCCATCCTCTTCCTCCCTGGGCAACCGGAGATGTATGCCATTTGCGAATGTCCGCAGATGAAACCTCACGTCCCTCCGGAGTTGCCGTACAGTGTATTACCAGATATTTCAACTTTGCCATAATCATCATGCTTGATAGCCGCTCATCATTACCACTCCGGCATCCTCTTTCTTGGGCATGCAGATGAAGTAATGGCGGAAGTTAATCAGGTTACGCTGGTTCAACGGGTCGTTCTTTGACTCGGAATAATACATCTTGGTAGAGCCTGTTGCCTTGAAAACCCGCTGTTTGTAGAAGGCAAACGAACACGGGAATTCACCGGCTTCTGCCGTTGCACCCAATGCCTTTTTCACTCCGGCTGTAGTATAAAGCGGATTGTTGCCGTACTCATAGATTTCAAAGCCATACAGGTTGCCTACCTTGCCGCTGTTGCGGTCAATGTTGTACTGCTCGCGGAATGCCTGGCTGGTCAGCAGCAGGTCATTCACATGGTCGGGGCAAAGCACCAGTCTGCGGCCGTCTGACGGCACGCGCAGGTTGTCAAGGGCACGCTTCATTTCCACAAGGTCATTCACGGTAAGGCGCAGACGGTTTGTGGCCGGATCTTTCTCGCCGGTAGTCTTAAGCACCGGGGTCGTTGCCGTATTCTTGTTCGCGCAAAGGGCATGGGCCGCCTTGGTGAACTTCGCATCATTGATACTGTTGGCATGACCTTCCTTTACACGGGCGGTCTTGTCATAGCTGATGGCATAAAGTTCGTCATCCGTAATCGGCGTGGCCTTGGTCTGGAATTTGTCAAGCTTGATGGCGATGTCCTTGTCTTCCAAAGCCTGTACGTCAATCGGGTAGGTCTTGTTGTTAATCAAGACGTCCGGATCCACCCCTACCTCTACCAGATGAATCACATCGTTGTTCACGATACTGCTTTGGTCGGGAATTCCTGACAGCCACGTGCCTTCCAGCCCGGCACGGAGTACCTTGACAAGCTCGCCCGTCCAGATTTCCGTATAAACCCCTTCACGGAGTATTGAAGCGCTCTGCGGAGCCATGCCCATGAAGGCTGCCACCGCATTCATTCCCACAGCTCCGGCTGCAGGAGAGAATCCCAGCACGGAAGCACACACGGCACCTGTCAGCGTATTGAACAGGAGTGCCGTCAAAAGCATTACAATTTTTCCCATTGTCTTCATTTTAAAGGTTTTCAAATTTCACAGGTCATTCCATATTCGGCCTTGTACAGACGCTTGTACTCCTCCGGGTTCTGCTCACGCATTTCAAGCAGTGCGTCACTCGGGACATCGCTCAGCTTGGCATAGGTGGACGGCTGTGCCTGCTGCTTGCCACCCTGGTAACTCAGCACGGTGGAGATCTTCACCTGGGGTTGCATGGCATCAAGCACATTCTTCAGCTCGTCGGATCCAACCTTCTTGCCCAGTTCGATAAACTGTGCCTTCTTGTCTTCCCCCAGTCGTTTCTCCGCTACGGCCTTTTCCACAAGACCGGTAATGCGGGCCAGGGTCAGCTTCCCGTTTTCATCTTTCAGAGAGTCATTCTCAGCCTTGGCCGCTTTCAGGTCATTCAATGCCCGGGTTACATCAGCCTCCGTCGCCGTTTCCGGCAGCCCCAATTGAAGGGCCAAAAGTTTCAGTTCCATTTCTTCTTCTGTTTTTTGATTATTGATTGATGGCAAGGGACATTCCCCGTCCCTTCCCAAAGTGATTTGTTTACCGTCTTTCATCAATATGATGGCATCATCGTTAGAACCAACGTCCACCAGAGAGACCTCGTACAGTTTACTCTTGGTCACGGTCGGACAAGTCTGTCCCGGCAGTAGATGTTCGGGCTGTTCGCTCAGTTCCAGGATATCTATGCCGGCACTTACCATTCTCAGGCTGCCGAACTCAAATTGTTTCTTACACCTCTTACTGAGGTCGGTCGCCTCGTCAAACACGGGTTCACCGGTCACCTCGCCGTCTTCCACCCGGATATCCTTCACATAACCGATCACGCTACCGCGCTGGTGCATGTACAGCAGTACCGGATTCCGGCAGTACTGCTCCACACTCATGCCCGATGTCAGCACGCGGCTTCCGTAACTGTTCAGGCTGTCATTTGAAATTCTTACACGTTTACTCATTTTTCCATGCCACGCCTTTGTGCGTTGGCTCTGCAATATTACGGAGCACTCGCAGGGCCGCCAAAAATGTGTGCAACGGTTGCACACTTCTATGAAACCGTTACACATTATTTTGGCGGCAAACCGATAAGCGGACAACTTTGCGAACAAATCGGGCAGGTGTACAGTCATTCCAATACCTGCCGTTCAAACCTATATTCTTTATAATATGACAAAGGCAGAAATCGAAAAGAAGAAATCGCTCGCACGCTCACTATTCCTCTCCGGAATGGAGCAAACGGAAATAGCGGAAAAGGTGGACGTGTCTCGTGTCACCATATCCAAATGGTGTACCTCCGAAGGGTGGAAAGAAGCAAGGGCGGCAAAGAACGTCACTCGCCCGGAACTGGTGAACAAGCTTCTGCTCACCATCGACACGCTTATCACACAAGTGAACTCGTCGGATGACCCCACATTGATAGCCGGGCTGGGCGACAAGCTGGCAAAACTGTCGGCGGTCATCGAGAAGCTCGACAAGAAGGCCAATGTGGTGGATGCCATCGAAGTGTTCATGGCATTTTCCAAATGGATCGAATACCGCTCGACGATCGACCCGGATGTGACCCCGGAATTGGTAAAGGCCATCAACAAGTACCAGGACCTGTACATAACCGAACAGATGGGCATAAAATAACAAGGGCATGGCAACAGCAGCGGAAAAGAAACAGGCATACGAACAGTGGAAAGAACACTGCAAAAGGGTACAGTCCATTACGGATACGGCGCTGCTCGCAGGCGAGACACCGGCACAAAGGGACAGGCGCATTCTGCGGCTGCAGGGTAACTATGCCGCATTCTGCGAATATTACTTTCCCCACTTCCTCACCTTGCGTGACAAGACTACCGGGGAAGCCATACGCACCATTCACAATGCACCGTTCCACAATGCGGCAGCGGCCAAAGTAAGGGGTACGCCCAACCTGAAGGCGGTATTCATGTGGCCGCGCGGTCATGCCAAGTCCACTCACATGGACATCTTCGTCCCATTATGGCTCATGTTCCAACCAAAGCGGCTCATCAATTTCATGGTGGTGGTCGGCAAAAGCGAAGACTCTGCCACACGTCTGCTGGGCGATATTCAGGCGGAACTGGAACACAACCAGCGCATCATTGCCGACTTCGGCAAGCAGCAGGGGAATGCCTCCTGGCAGGATGGGGAGTTCAAGGCTGCCAACGGGGTGAAATTCCTGGCTTGCGGACGCGGACAGTCTCCGCGTGGTCTGCGCGACCGGGAAGCACGCCCGGACTACATCGTCATCGATGACTTGGATGACGACGAACTGTGCCGCAATGAGAAACGGGTGCATGACATTACAGACTGGGTGAAAGAAGCCCTTTTTGGTGCACTGGATGTGGGCCGGGGACGCTTTATCATGGTCGGGAACCTCATTTCTAAAAACTCGGTGCTGGCCAATCTCACCAAGACAAAAGGGGTACATGTATCCGTCATCAAGGCAATAGACAAGAACGGAGAACCGGTATGGCGCGAAAAATGGACGAAAGAGGAGGCGCAGGAATACAGGGATTTCGTAGGCTACCGGGCATGGGAAAAGGAGATGATGCACAACCCCATCGTGGACGGCACTATCTTCCGGGCAGACTGGATTCGTTACAAGAAACTGCCCAGACTGTCCAAGTATGAAATGCTGGTCTGCTATACCGACCCCTCTTTCAAATCGACCACTTCAAACGACTACAAGGCTTGCCGCCTTTGGGGCAAGATTGGGAAGGAACTGCACCTTATAGACTGTTACGTCCGGCAGGATACCGTTTCCGGAATGGTACGGTGGCTTTACGACCTCTACGAGCGTACACGCGATACGGCAGCCGTCCAGTTCTTTATGGAAGCGAACTTCATGCAGGATGTCATTCTGGATGAGTTTGAGGCAGAAGGAAATCTGCGTGGATACCAACTGCCCATCATGCCGGACAAACGAAAGAAGCCGGACAAGCTCCAGCGCATCGAAGCGGTGTCACCATTATGGGAACGCGGTTTCGTATTCTACAATGAGAAGTTGAAAGAATCGCCGGATATGCAGACCGGAATCGAACAGACCTTGGCTCTGGAGCGTGGCAGCCGTATTCACGATGATGCACCGGATGCCGACGAGGGAGCCATCTGGATGCTGCAGCGCAATTCAAGACAGGAGAGTTTTCAACCGGTGTTCGGCAAAAGGCCGACCGCCAAAAATATATGGTAACATGATACAACTGATTAAAAGAATGATTTTTGCATGGCGCTATAAACGTGCCGTTGCCCGTGCTTGCAAGTATGCCAAGCTCTACGGAAGAAAATACTACGTCCTGTATATGGGCGGCAAACTGAAAGTTGTCCCCAAAAGGAATATCTGCGAACTGATTCACCGCCACCGTTTCCGCAAGGGAACCACTATCCGGGATATAGAAAAAATGGCATTATTCATCACTAAATAATAAGGTCATGTTCATTACAGAAGAAGATTACAAAGTTGTCATCGGCGACAACGCATTGAAGGTCATCTCCCAGGTAAGCCCGGAAAACCGTACCAATGCAGAAGCGGAAGCCCGGGAAGAAATTGCCGGTTATCTACGGCCGAAATACGACTGTACGGCCATTTTCTCTGCACAGGATGAACACCGGAACCGGCTCATTGTCATGTACACCTGCGACATTTCACTTTACCACATGAGCGCAGCCATGCCACAAAAGATGGGAAGCGAGATACGCAAGGAACGATATGAACGGGCCATCAAGTGGCTTGAAGGCGTACAGGCCGGAAAAATTGTCCCTGATTTGCCCTTGGCTGTCGGAGAAGATGGGCTTCCGTCCGGAAATTCACTTGTTTACAGCTGTCAGAAGCAGCTTCATCATAATTGGTAGGACTATGGATATTAAAGACTTTTTCAGCGGTATGTTTTCCAGTAAACCGAAAAACGTACTGCAAACGCCATACGGCAATTTTAATCTGGCCAAGGGGAAAGACATCAAGCGGGTGCAGAAAATGGTCATCGACCTGCAGCGCACCACCGATGCACTCACCCGGAAGGACATCAAGAACTGGCGCGATGCCTGGCAGTCGGCCATCAATGTGGACAGCCCCAGCCGCCAGCGCCTGTACGACATCTACCGGGACGCGGAAATAGATCTTCACCTCTCCGGATGCGTGGAGCAGCGCAGAGGGTTTGTCATGGCACGCTCTTTCAAAATCGTAGACGTGAAAGGGGATGAGAACGAGGAGGCGGTACACTTCTTCGACCAATCCTGGTTCAAACAGCTCATGCGATATGCGCTCGATTCCATCTACTGGGGACATTCGCTCATCGAATTGGGCGACCTTTGCACTGACGGCGACGGCTGCATCTGTTATTCGGATGTGAAGCTTATTCCGCGTAAGCATGTCATTCCTGAATATGGGCGTGTCATAACCGACCTCGGACAGGACTGGACTACAGGTATAGACTACCGCCAGCCGCCTTTTTCGGACTGGCTCATTGAGGCCGGCAGACCTGACGACCTCGGGCTGTATCTCAAGGCAGCTTCACAGACTATCCCCAAAAAGAATATGCTGGCTTTTTGGGATACCTTCGGGGAAATATTCGGAATGCCCATGCGTATAGCACGCACCACCTCGCGCGACCAGAAAGAAATCGACCGCCTTGACAAGATGCTGCGTGAAGCCGGAACCGCTCTCTCCATGGTGGCAGGAATGGAAACCGAAATCGAATTTGTGGAAAGCGGCAAGGGAGATGCATTCAATGTCTATGACAAGCGCATCGATCGGGCCAATTCCGAACTGTCAAAGCTTATCATCGGACAAACGATGACCATTGAGGACGGAAGCAGCCTCTCACAGTCTGAAACGCACCTTGAAGTGTTCCAGAACCTCGTGGAAAGTGACTGCGACATGCTGCGGGATATAGTGAACAACCAACTCATTCCGCGCATGGTTCGTCACGGTTTTCCTGTCAAGGGACTGCGTTTTGATTGGGACTACTCCATTGACTACACTCCCGAACAGCAGAAAGCCTACGAAGAAATGGTACTGCAGCACTACAAGGTGAAGCCACAGTACTTTGAGGAAAAATACGGCATTCCGTGCGAGGAGAAGGAACCGAAGGAAGAGCCGGACCCGGCAGATCCGAAAAAGAAGAAAGACGACAAACAGGCTGGAACGCTATCCCGTTTTTTCGACTGAGCCCCGAGGATTATTCGGGGCTGCATCTACGCTACAGTTCATTGCTTGGCAATCATACCCTCCAACTCTCAAAAGAGGACGAGGCAAAATTGATGCGTGACAAGCTTACAGAGATGTTCGACCGCATGATGAAAGCCCTGTTCCGGGAGCAGGGGGCAAACCTTGAAATCAACATACTGGCTTCAGAAGAGGCGCAGGACTTTATAGAGACGCACGCCTCCGTCCTGGACTCTTCATTCCGGCAGGTGGAGATGTCCGAGGCCATGCGAGGGCGCCTGCAGAGGTCGGATTATATATTCTCAGGCCTAAAGACGTTCCATGAACTGAACGAAGCCTTCCCCTCCCTGCTGGATGAGAACGGCAATCGAAAAACGTTCGAACGCTTTTTGAACGATGTCCGGAAGATAGACGAAACCTATAATCGGGGCTACCTCCGGGCAGAGTACAACTTTGTGCAGGCTTCGGCGACTATGGCCGCCAAGTGGGAACGGTTCGCAGAAGACGGGGACCGCTACAACCTCCAGTACCGGACGGCCGGGGATGGCAAGGTTCGCCCGGAACATGCCGAACTGCATGGGGTAACACGACCTATGGCAGACCCCTTTTGGGAAGAGTATTTCCCGCCAAATGGATGGAACTGCAGGTGCACCGTAGTCCAGGTACGAAAATCCAAATATCCGGAAACGCCCTACGATGAGGCAATGGCATTGGGCGAGTCAGCCCTTCAAAGGGACACCAAAGGCATCTTCCGGTTCAACCCGGGAAAAGAACAGAAGACCATGCCGGATTACAACCCATACACCATCAAAAGGTGCAGGGATTGTGATATGGCCAAAGGGAAACTTAAACTGGCCTTCGTTCCGGACAACGAGCTGTGCGCCGCCTGCAAAATACTGCAAAAATGCGCCGGAGACCGGGAAAAGTCCGCACGAGCTATCGAACGTATCCATTATCTGCATGAAATGGAGCCTCTACTTCAAAAGAAAGTGGAAAAGAACATAAATGGCAAGGACTTGAATATCGGCTTTACCAAAGAGGGCAACAAGCACTTGTTCTCCGACACATTCGGACGGACACGCATCGTTTCCAAGGAGGACTTGAAGAACCTGGATTCACACCTTGAACGTGCCGAATATGTGGATGATTCCGCATTGACTCACCCAAGGACGGACAATGTGGAACACTTCTTCTACTTCAAAGTTAAAATCAATGGAAAATGGGTAAGGCTTAATGTTGCCAAAGAAGTAACAAGAAGGGATAACGGTTATATCCGCATAAAATACTTTTTATACTCAGTAAATGATATAATAGTAGAATAAAAAAAACAAAAGCACCAAGGGCGACACTTTGGACTAAAACGCCTGCTCGTCATTCCCTCAATGCTTCTGTGTTTGCAAATATACAAAACATTTTTTAATCCAATTGCTTATGAACAAGATTCTTTCATTTTTGAAACAAAGTAACCGCTACAAACACCTGGTAGGCGGTTTTATCGTGGGGCTGCCAGCCCTGACACCGTACGCGGCCTTATACGCAGCCGCCATCGCAGCCTCCTCGCTGGAGCTCAAAGACAAGCTCCGGGGCGGTCGTTGGGACTGGACGGACTGGACACTCACCGTGACCGGAGGAGCAATCGCCGCATTGATTTTCCTCGTTATCTAACAAGGGGACTGGCTTTTATCCGTACCTTTGCACCCCGGTGGAGCTTCCTGATAGTCCGTGTGGTCTATCGCGGGTACAACAATGCGAATGCGAATGGCGGCGTGTCGAATGCGAATGCGAATAACGATGCATCGAACTCGAACACGAATGTCGGCTCCCGTCTGGAAATCTAACAATCGGCGTACAACACCGGGGACGTGTCCCCTACCGTGGTGCCGAGGGAAGCAAGCCACAGCAAAAGCGCACAGGTGCGGAAAGCTGAAAAATCACGCGTCGGGTGGAGTTTGGTAGGCTCAAGTCAGCTCGAAGAAGTCAGACCCGGGGAAAGGAAGGCCCTTATCTTCCGTTTGTAAAACAATCAAAAAAAACAATGCTATAATGCACAGGCAAGGATATATAGTGGAAGAGATTGCCGATTATTCCAATATGGCGGAATCATTCGACCAGGTCCTCCGTGGCTCCAAACGAAAAAAAAGCCGCCAGGGACGTTACCTGCTTGCGCACAGGGAAGAGGTGCTTCAGGAACTTACCGGAAAAATCAAGACGGGTACATTCACCGTCAAGGATTACCGGGAGAGGGAAATCGTGGAGGGTGGAAAAATGCGACGTATCCAGATACTCACCATGAAGGACCGCATCGCCGTCCACGCAATCATGGCCGTAGTGGACAGGCACCTGAAGAAACGGTTCATCCGTACCACCTCAGCCAGCATCAAGAACCGCGGCATGCACGACCTCATGGAGTACATACGCCGCGACATGAAAGAAGACCCGGAAGGAACACGCTACTGCTACAAATTCGACATCTCCAAGTTCTATGAGAGCGTGGGGCAGGATTTCGTAATGTATTGCGTCCGGAGGGTATTCAAAGACAAGAAACTCATCGCCATGCTTGACAACTTCGTAAGGCTCATGCCGCAAGGAATCAGCATCGGGCTGAGGTCGTCGCAAGGGTTGGGCAACCTGCTCCTGTCTGTTTTTTTAGACCATTATTTGAAGGACAAGTACGGCGTCCGCCATTTCTACCGCTATTGCGATGACGGCGTGGTACTCGGTGACGCGAAATCAGAATTGTGGAAGATTCGTGATGCCGTCCACTTCCAGGTCGCACAAATCGGGCTTACCGTAAAGCCTGATGAACGTGTATTCCCGGTGGACGAGGGCATAGACTTCTTGGGATATGTCATATACCCCGACCATGTGCGCCTACGCAAGCGCATCAAACAGAAGTTCGCCCGAAAAATGCACGAGGTCAAATCGAGGAAAAGAAGGCGTGAACTGGTCGCTTCCTTCTATGGGATGGCCAAGCACGCCGACTGCAATATGTTGTTTAATAAATTAACAGGCAAAAAAATGAGATCATTTAAAGACTTGAACGTTTCCTACAAGCCGGAAGACGGCAAGAAACGTTTTCCCGGCTCCGTGGTAAGCATCCGGGAATTAGTGAACTTACCCATCATCGTGAAGGACTTCGAGACCGGCATCCGCACCGAACAGGGCGAAGACCGCTGTATCGTAGCCATCGAGATGAATGGCGAGGCCAAGAAGTTCTTCACCAACTCGGAAGAGATGAAGAACATCCTCGCGCAAGTGAGTGAAATGCCGGACGGATTTCCGTTTGAGACCATCATCCGGACGGAAACTTTCGGCAAAGGTAGAACCAAGTATGTATTCAGCTGATGAAAAAAGTGGAAGGAAACACCGGGGTACGGTTGCTTGAATGCATAAACCCCATTAAAAACAAATGGCGTGTCCGATGGGACGTGCAGCCGGGAGAGAATGGATCGGCCACCTACATGGAAGAGGAGTTCGACCATCGACCCACCGAAGACGAGATACGCTCCACGGTCATAACATGGCACAACCGGGAAACCGACAAGGATATCCTATCAGGTTTCACCTACGAGAATGTCCCGGTATGGTTGTCAAGCGAGAACCAGTTCAACTACAAGGCAGCCTACGACCTTGCCGTGCAAACAGCAGGGGCGACTCTTCCGGTCGTGTTCAAATTCGGGACGGACACCGAACCGGTCTATCGCGAGTTTGCCACACTGGAAGACCTGACAGACTTCTATACGAAAGCCATGCAGCATATCCAAAACACGCTGGCCGACGGATGGAAAAAGAAAGATGTATTTGATTTGTCGCTATATGCGGTAGATTAAAAAAAGCCTTCCGGGGTAAGGCTGTAAAAAAAGCCCCCGGCCTGTTAATTAGTCGTCTCACTTACTTATTAACACAAAGATACCTCTTACAGGCACGACCGGGGGCATAGACCCTCGTTCGCCTGCAAGAGGTTTTTTTGTGTACGCTTCTGCGCATAAATAAGTGAGACAGTGCAAAAGTACTAATTTTTGTTGAATATGAAAGTAATTGAGATACTGAAATTGAATAAAGGAATGCTGAAAACATGCCGGAAAGTAGGAATCCGGATGGAAGACGTACAGTATATCGAACTATACAATGACTACAACAGGCTGTTGGACGAAGGCGAAAAGGTTTCCTACATCGTGGCAGTACTGGCCGAACGTTATAATGTTTGCGAGCGAAAGGTATACACGCTCATCAAACGGCTGCAAAGCGACTGTAACCCGTTTGCAGTGTAATGGGACAGCCTCCCCATTGAAGAGGGATAACGGCGCGGTACCTTTGCGGGGTATCAAAACAACACACCATGAACAAGTATTATCAAATCCTAAAAAAGGTACTTGCCGACGGCAAGACACAAAAAGGCAGGAAAGGTGAAAGCCGTTACCTGCTGAACGAGACGGTAACACTGTCCCCTGCGGAACTGCTCGATATTTTCGAGGGACACAATATCGCACGGAAGAAGCTCAGAAGCGAACTGTCGCTCTTCATGAGCGGGGAAAGACAGGTTGAGAAATACCGGGAAGCCGGGATAAACTGGTGGGACTACTGCGGCTCCATCCTCGTGAACTCCTACCCTACCTATTTCGAGAAGCTGCCACCTCTGATTGGCAAAATCAACCGGGAAAAACGAAGCAGCAAGAACTACGTGCTGTTCCTCGGTTCGACCGGCACGGAAAGCAACCAGGCACCATGCCTCAGCCTCGTACAGTTCCAGATCGAACAAGGCGAACTGGTCCTGACGGCCTACCAGCGTAGCTCGGACGCCAACCTCGGATTACCGGCGGACATCTATCACCTGTACCTTATATCCCGGCAAATAGAACTACCCCTGAAATCCATCACAATCAACCTCGGCAACGTGCATATTTACGAGAACAACGTCACACGCACACAAGAACTGCTTGCCGGAAATCCTAACGTAAAATTCGAATTGAACGTATGAAAAAGACGTATCTGTCAGCCCCGCTGCCATTCGTGGGCCAAAAGCGCATGTTCGCACGCAAGTTTATGAAAGTATTGGAACAATATCCGGAAAGCACGGTATTCGTTGACCTTTTCGGCGGTTCCGGCCTGTTATCACACATCACCAAACGATGCAAGCCGGAAGCCACGGTCATATACAACGATTTCGACAATTACCACAAGCGGTTGGAAAACATCCCAAGGACAAACCGGCTGATCGCCGACCTGCGTTCCATGGTAGGGAATTCCGTTCCACGGCACAAGACCATAACCGGAGAACTGCGTGAGCGCATCTTCAGCCGTATCCTCCAGGAGGAGCACGAGACCGGTTACGTGGACTTCATCACCCTGTCCTCCTCTTTGATGTTCTCCATGAAATATAAACTGAGCGTACCGGAGATGCGGAAGGAAGCCCTTTATAACAACATCCGGAAAGCGGACTATCCGGAGTGCACGGATTATCTGGAGGGGCTGGAAATCGTCTCCTGCGATTATAAGGAGCTGTTCAACCGCTACAAAGACACGCCGGGCGTGGTGTTCCTGGTGGACCCGCCGTACCTTTCCACCGACGTGGGTACTTACAATATGAGTTGGCGTATGTCGGATTACCTCGACGTGCTGAACGTGCTATCCGGGCATCCGTTCGTCTATTTCACCTCAAACAAATCCTCCATCCTGGAGCTGTGCGAATGGATCGGGAAAAACAAAAATACCGGCAACCCGTTCGAGGGATGTACCCGGATGGAGTTCAACGCCCACATAAACTACAGCTCATCCTACACGGACATGATGCTGTTCAAAAAAGAGGCTGCCTGACGGCGTTTCTTTGCCCCCTGTTGAAATAGAAAGCCTCCGGCGGTAATTTGTCCGCCGGAGGCTTTACTGTCCGAACATGGCCGTTTATCGAAGCCGTTTGAAGGCCACGCACGAATACACCTCGATATTTTCCACGATCTCCTCGTGGTTGTGGTTCGTCTGGCTCTCCACAAGGTCAAATGCCATGAAAGTATCGCCATCCATGCACGAGAGCCGCTCATGTATCAGTTCCGGCAGGTCAAACACCTCCAACGCCTCTTCCTTGAACGGGCTGCCCTCGTTGGCCGCACCGGCCCAGTCCGTCACGATATGCAGTTTCACTTCCGGTTCGGCCCGATATTCCACCCCGTCCACAATCGCGTTCCAGCGTATCGGGCAGAACTCCACGAATACGGCAGGGCGTTCCCAATTCTCCTCCTGCTCGATAAACTCCACATTGTGGTTCCACAGGTCGATGTGTTTTATCAAGCCTCCGCCCACCTCCTTCAGCTCCTTGCAGAGCATATTATAAAGTTCCTTTCTCATTTCCGTCTTATATCAAATTCAACATTGAAATATTCCGTTATATTCTCCTCTATGATTTCACGGACAGCCTTCTCCACTTCGGGAGAAACCCCCAAGAAACGCCTTCGGGGAATCTTGATCATGCTGCCCTCCTTTTTCAACGCCATGAACTTCCAGAACTCCGCCTCGCCGGTCAGCTGCACGGTACGTTTGTCCTTGCGTTTCTCTCCATTCTTCCTGCGCCCGAAAGAACCGGTCGCCTCGTAGTATTTATGCCAAAAATAACGCTTCATCTTTTTTGTCACCCTTATCTCCCCGCCGTCATTGTGGATGACCGCATACGGAAGGTCGGTGTAAAACGTGATGCTGTTCTCCGTGGTCCGGCTGGAAACGCTCCGCCTGAGCCGGCCGGTATCTATCAAAATAGAACCTCCGGGACGTGTCGGGCTTTTACGCCGCTGCCATGCCTCGGAGAAAAAAGCCTGACGCTCAAAATTACGGTCGAACTCATCTGTCATCTCCACCCGGATATCCTGCAGGATCCGGGCGATTATCTTCTGCACGTCCTTGTTCATAGTCATCGTCATTAAAGAGTAAAAGCTGGCGGGTCTCCTCGTCAGCTATCTTCTTGCTCGCATCCGCGCTCGCGTTGAGTATATTGTAGAATGTACGTTCGGTAACGGCATATACAGGATATACGTACCGCCGCCAGATCTCGCGGTTCGGTACACCGCGTTTGGCATATTGGTCGTATATCCTGTTTATCTCCTCCACACGTTTCTCATAACTTACTCCGCGTCGCTTTGCCATCGCTTACTCCTTCTTTGGATTATATGGTTGAATGTCCAGTTCCATCTTCGCGCTCACTATCACCCGGCCGCTGCCGCCACATTGGGGACAAGCCTCCTCGGTAATATTCACTTTCTTTTTTCTGAAAATCCGAGAAGGAAGTTCGGTCGTTCTCTGTACGACACCCGTGCCGCGACAAGCACGGCACAAGGCTACTTTGGGGCTCTTCTCTACATTCTGTATCATACTCTTCATTTTTAGGATTCTGTCATACCCAACGGGATGGGCTTCCACATCCCGTTATTGTCTCTTATCTCAGCTCTGATGAACTGCTTGCTCACCTCCGGCTGGTAACTCTCCTCGATGATGCGCACGCCTTCCATGAAACGCTCGTCACCGGTTTCCATCGCTACCTTGCGCAATTGAACGATGCGCGAGGCTTTCAACGTACCTTTGGCATCACGTGCCAACAGGCGGAGAACCATGCTCACCAGCGCCTTGGTCTTTTCGTCCTTGGCGAGGCTTTCGATATACTCCTTCACGATGGCAATTCCGTCCTCCACCGTATCGCGGTAACCGTCTGTCACATACACGCCCAACGTGATACGCTTGCTTCCCTCGCTGTTGGTGAATGTGTGACTGCGCTGATCGTCCTTTGCTTTCGTCTTGAACAGGTCGGACTTCATTTCAAGGATGGTCTTGAAATTCTCCATCACCGTCCGCTTGCTCTCCTTGATGCGCTCGCTGATACCCAGCAACACCGGAATAGAGCGTTCGATCTCCTCGTCCACCATCTGCTTATACATCTCGCGGTCGGCTCTCGCCTTCTCTTCCGCGACTTTCTTGGCTTTCGCCTGACGGAAGGCATCAAACTCCGCCTTCTCGGTTTCCGTCATTACGACGGTCTGGTTCTTCTCTTCCATAATTCAAATCGTTTTTGTTGTTAATCCATCAATTCTCATACTCCTCACCATAATCTGGCGTTTCCAACTCGCTTTCCAACAGGGCTTCCTCATATTTCTCATAAGACCACTCGTTCAGCCTGTTGAAAAACTCTTCCCGATCATCCCGGTCCATTTCCGGGAACACGTCAAGTATCTGGTTCTTGACATTCTCAAGCAGTTCATTAAATCTCTTATCCATATCCGTCAATTTTTAGGAGCTTTGGTGTTTATGAGCATATAGGTCACCGCCGCCGGTTGTTTTACTTCCTCTTTCTTTTTTTCCTTGAGCCCGCCCTTGCGCCGGATAGAGCGCAGCTTTACAGCCAGTTGTTCCAGTTCGTCCGAAGAGATTTGACTGAACGCCTTTCCCGCAATCCGGGGATTCCGGCAGAAGTCATTGACACGCGCCCAGTCCGAAGTGTCGATTCCCATTTTTTGCATGAGTCTCAAACACACGCTGCGCCAATATTTAAGTTCCTCCTGCATCTTCTGACGACGCTCGTCCACACCGGCCAATTTCTCCAATCCCTCACAACAGGTCTTATATTCAAGCCTCGTCATTTCACGAAGACTGTCTGTCCGGTTCCATGTATACTGCAACACGATGGACTTCTTGAACTCTTCCCGGTCTCCGTTGAACGGCAGCTTGTTGAACAAAGCGTAAAACCGGGCGAAATTGGTTATTTCCTGTGCCATATCATCCTTTCACTTTTTTCTCCACCGAAAGGATAGCCAGACTTATCATCATAAGTTTTACAGACTGACTGTCCTCCTCAAGCAAATCAATATCCGCAACCACAGGCTCACCGCTCATGGCGTTCCATACTTGCTCTACCTCTTCCGTCTTCTTTTGGTTCATCAAAAAGAGATACGCATCATACTCGGAACGATCAAACTCAAATACGACCTGAACTTTCTGTTTTTCTTCCATAGTTCCTATCATTTATTGTTTTCTTTCTTCGTTACTTCATATCCTTTTTCTTTAAGATACGTTGCCACATAATCATCATTGCCAAGGTCATTCAGCACATCAAAAAGATAACTTGACACATACCCTGCAACGGCATGTGCCGATGCATAATCAATTTTTTCAGAGATAAACTCCACCTTCTTGGTTCTACCCAATCCTCGAAATGCTTTTTCAATGTCATTCATAATTCTATATTTTAAACTGTTATTCAAACAATACTTTAATGCCGCATGAACTCGCCACGTCAAGTTCCAGCTTCGCGCCTTTACTCAGTTCCCAGTCCTTCAGCATATAGATATACTCACAATCCAGAAGCAGGGCGATATCCGCCCGCATGTGCTCTCTCCAATGGGCCTCATCCGGTAGCCCGTTCTTAAAAGGATTGACCGGGGAAAAGCCCATATTTCTCAAATTCTGTTCCGCATTGGCAAACGCACCCTTGCGCTCGTCAATGTTATAGTGGGCTATTGCCCCGCTGATGTAAACCTTGTCTTTTTCCATATCACAAATTATTACTCGTTTGAATGATTCCTTCTTCCCACACCACATAATAGCTGCCGGCCTCACCGATGGCACGGCCTTGACAATATGCCTTATAACCGACCACCCGGATCTTCATGTCGCAGATATAACGCAAACGGATCGCACCGCCTCCCATCGGCTGGCTCTTCTTTTCCTGGCTGATCCAGATGAAGCACTTTTTCGGGAAACGCTTCATCAAGGCTACCGCATCCGGATACTCCCATTCCGACACCTGATACGAATCCACGATGATAAACTTCGGGGACTTCGGCCTCTTCAATCGGTCTATCAGTTCCTCATAGGTCTCGTCCACAACCACACGGAACTTGCCTTGCACCTCGTTCATCTTCAAATATTCCATACGGCGTTGGAATGTCTGGTTCACGCCCTCTTCATAACTCAAGTACAACACAAGGCCGTATTTGCACAGTTCCTTGCCAAGCTGCATCACAAAGCTGCTCTTTCCGCTGGCACTGGCACCGCTGATGAACCAGGAGGCATTCTCCGCAGGGAACCCGAAAGGCTTGTTCCATTTCTCACCCCACGGCAACGTCACCCATTTCTTGGCGGCTATGTCTTTCGGACTATATGCTCGTTTCATGGCTCTTTTTCTATTGATTCAATCCTATATTTCAGAAACCCTTTGATGATATGCGGAGGATGGTGTATCGGGCAGAATTGCCCTACGTGAAGCCCCCAATACGGGACATAAGCATCTTTCCATATTTCATTTTGAAATGGTCCGGCTTCCTCCACAAGACCACCTTCATTTACTTTGAGCCATAACAGGTCTTGGCCTTTGTCCTCTAAAACTATCTTAACCATTTCCTATGCCATTTTAAGTTTCTCTATCTCGGTATATACTCGCCTCAGACCTCCACGTGTCTTGCGTACAATCTGCGCTATATCCGCACCTGCCGGGGCATTTACTTTAGCCACCGTCCGAGCTTGGGCATTCAAAAACGCCTCACGCTCCTTGCCGTCATCAGGTGTCACCTTGCTGTAACGGTCTCCATAACGGCTCAACATCTCGGTATAGCCCACTTTCTTACATTCTATCGAACGGTTGATCTTTTCTTTCAAACCATCCGCACCCATCATATACCAGGCACAACTGCGTTCGGTGGCATTCCACAAAGCCTTCAGCTCAAGGAACGCCTCATACTGCAAATCCCCGGCCTCGTCCAAAATAATAAGCGGATTCTCAATGGAACGGAGGTAATAAGTCAAATCCTCGTATACATCGCTATATTTACCTTTGGCATCCACTCCGAACTCCGCAGCTATCTTACGCACCAGCTTCAGCTTGGTCTTCACCTGCGAGCAGTCGATATACACGGCATTCTTGTGGTTCTGCACATAATACCTTGCGGTAAAAGTCTTTCCGATGTTTGGAATGTCGCATAGGATAGCCGACAGGCTCGACTGCTGGGAGAACTCCAGCTGGGCGGTTATATACTCGAACGTGGCGGTCTTGGCAACCTTCCACTCCATATCGGCACGGAGGCCCACACCCAAACGACGGGCTATACTTATCCAGTTGGCATCACTAAGGGCTTTATCCGTCTGTCCGTTCTTAATGGCACTGTACACCGATGTGCTGATGCCAAGGGAGGCGGCATGTTTCGCGTCACTCGGATAGTTCGCACGGTTGGCAGCTATCGCTCCCAAAATCTTCTGTTTTTGCGCTTCTGTAATCATAATTCAAACGCTGTTATAATGTTATTCTAATCGTATTCTTACATATCTCCAATAGCCATTGCCGCCATATTGGTCGGCTGCCATTCGTAAGCTTCATCGGGTTCTTCAGGAACAGGTGCCGTAGGTAATACAAGGCTTTCCGTTTCCTCATCTTCTTCCTCACGTTGGACCGGTGCCACACCTACCTGACCGATAGCGTTATCACGTACCCATTTGTCAAAGTGACTCATTATCTTTGCCTGTTCCGTATAAGCTGCCTTATCTTCTTCGGTCTGTTCCGCCATTACACGGCTATAAGTCACAACCGGGCGCACCTTGTCGATATAGCGGTCATTCTGATACAGGAACACATCGGTCGGTTTGCCTTCCTCATCCGGCAAATAGAAAGCCGTCACCTTGCGGTTATTAGGCTCCAACTTCTCAAGAACCTCCGGACCACTCAGCCACCAGTCAGCGTACGCCACACGTACCGTACTGTTCCGTCTTACGCTTGTTTCCACCCTCTCGCCGATATAACGGCTCAGGGTCAGTTTGTCAAGCGGGCGCAGAGTCGGGTTGATCCTCGCCACAAGCACATCCCAGCGGGTCATACCCGGATATTTCTTCTGGTTGGGGTGCAGCGTGTTGTTCCACTCCGCACAGTCCCGGCGGTCATCGGCCACAAGTTCCTCAAACGTATAATATTTCCGATCCTCGTAAGTATGGTTCCCACTGTCGCTGATTTTCTTCTGATCCACACGCCGTGCCCCTTTACCGTACCAACGACCCACCCCTTCATGGTTCTTATGGGCGATAGTTGTCTTGAATGCGCCGTTCAACGGTTCGGCATATTTGTCCTGAGAGTTCAACGGTGCACAAAAGCGCACAAACTTGAACACCTCACCGGCTTTCAGGAAGCCCTCCTTGTACTTGCTCATCAAATGCTGCTCCACCTCGATACCGGCAGGCATCCCCCACCCGTTACGCTCAATCAGGCGGAACATATCCCGGAAACAGGCAACCACAAGGGCTTCGTCTTTATCACGGCCGTAAGCAAGCCCCACACGGCACTGGCTCACCATATCGTAGGCATAATAAGCATGTACGTATTCACCACCCTTCATGCGACGCGGAAGATCCACGTCATCCATCGTAATCTGGGACAAGGAGAACTCTCCACTGTGGCGGTGCATGTGTGGCATTTGCTCGTGGTAGAATTCCGACCACCCACGACGCTTTTTCTCTATGAGTACCTGGTTGGCCGGCTTGTTCAAGATGTTGCGAATGGTACTTTCGCTCAGTTCTTTCGGATCACCGTTCTTATCCGTAAAATCGTTATGGTTGAATATTTCCCCGGTTTCCAAATCCCATACCTCCAACTCACCACACACAAAGGAGATATACATCTCGTGTACGTCACTGCCATAAGGCTGGTTCGGCAGCACCGTGATGCTCAGCACGAGACGCTCGGTCTTGTAATCCACTTTCCTCGCGCACTGGTTACCGAACTTTCCACTGATAAGGCACTCATAACCGTACTGCTTGTACTCGTTCACCTTCTTTCGGAAACGCAAGGTACTCGCCGGCAGATCATGCCCGAACTCTTCGCGCAGCGTCTCAATGGTAGTAGCCATCATGCTCCAATCATACTTCTCTCCCATTAACTTTCGATAATCACGACTACGATTGTACAACTTGATACAAGTATTCAGTACTGAAGCATTTATCGCATACTTTCTGGCAAGCTCGTCAGAAGCCTTATCGCTGGACTGCCGGGCAGCCCAATCCATAAAGAAAGCGACGGCAGCCTGATCAAGCTCGTAATTCGATATTATCCAGCCACGCAAAAGCACGGCATTGCCACCAGGATATTTCTCCTCGACTTTTTCTTTGTAAGAGGTAGGCAGACTATCAATAACAATCAAAGCTCCATTTCCTTTCGCTCCACCACCACGACGTGCTACCTTTATCCGGCCACTGGATGCCATATACTTGTAATTCGGAACAGTCATTATTCCGCCATCAACAAGTTCACGAAACGATATGCAAAGTTTGTTATCGAAAAATTCCATACTCACACCTCCTTATTTCAATGCGGCCGCAAAATTTTGGATGCTGTCTATATTGGAAAATGTCACATTATCATAATGTCTCACCTCTTCCCCTTTATAAGTCACCACACCCGTGCTGTCGTTTTTACTGATCTCTAACAATGCGCCGTTCGGAAAATATTGGCGTATCACGTTATCATGGTCGTGTAGTGTCTCCATAACCGGAGCCACCGCCATTACAATACCACCACGCTCACGGGCGGCCTTCTGGATCCTACGGATGGTATCCGTATCCTGTTCAAAACGCAGGGCTTTCCAAACCGTCACGCTGCTTACGTTGAAAGCCTTGGCCAAAAACTGGCGATCCTCACTTGTTACATGAATATACTTCTTCATATCTCACTTGATTTTAATATCCTAATTCGTTATATTTGTTGCGTTTAAAAAAAATAACCGACTTATGCCTCAAAATCCGACATCACTGCCTTTCTTGGTATCTTACGCTGATACTCTCTCATCAGCGAAGAGCAGACCTCTAATCCAAACAGCCCTGACAGCGATTGCATCTCTTCAAGAAATTGACTGCGTGTGTATCGACAACATAACGCTACCTGACGATATTGCAGAAGCCGGCGCTCGACTTGGAGCATACACGACAGCTGATCTTGTCTGGTTCCACTTCTCAAAGCATTCACTAATGACGCAAAAGGTGTTCGAGAAAGCCGTTCGCGGACTCTTTGCTCATAGTCAGTTGGGAAGCCCGGTATGGGTGTTTCTTCTGCCGGAGAAATACCGACATCTTTACCCTTCTCCGTGGAATTGATTGTTCTTTTCATAAGTCACTCATTTTAGTGTCTATATCTGAGGGAGTCCAGGGAATCGAACCCTGGCGCAAGAACCATACACTCCCGTGTGTCTTTCCACACCGCCACCCGTCTCTTGACGCCTTCCGGGTTGTCACGCTCGGTTTTCCGTTATCCTTCAACACTTTCACCTTTCTCTATAACTTCAAGAAGCATTATAAACTTCTCACGTACAGACTGCTTCATCTCCAGTTCTAATGTATGCGCCAGATTTGAAGCTGCACTGGTACTGTTCCTGCGAATGCTTCCGGAAAGAAGACTGTCAGTCAAACTGCTTATCTTGTTTTCTATAAACAACTTTGCTTCCTCATGACTGCCAACGGATAAAACCGTTTTCAAAGCGCGGTAACAAGCAAGCTCTCGTTGTGTTTTGTACATCTCTTCAGCATACCAGCAAAAGAAGTGTTCATAGTCCTCGTTCATCTCTTTGGTGTACTTGTCAGCTTGTTGTACCAAAGCGTCTATATGGTTCTTCACAAAACTGAATACAAAATCCCAGCAATCCATTTTCTTATTTTCCATAATCTCACTTATTTAAATTCGTTTATAATCGGTTTCAAACTCACGCCGTAGCAGCTCATCAAGCGCCGAATAAGATTCTTTACATAAAAATCAGGTGCGGAAAACACAATCCCGGTCTCTTCAGTGTATCTGAAACTGATACCGTCCATCATCAACACGTAAGCTACTTTGTGCTTCACGCTTTGTGTCTGCCATTCTTTGATTTCTTCGTTCATTTTCTTTAAGTGCTAAAATTCGTTATTCTCGACCCTTTTCTGTATCTTTGGCCGCTCGTTAATTTCTTAACTCGATGCAAATATAGTATGAGATTTTCATACTACAAAATATTTAAGCGTAATTTTTCATACCAAACTCATTTTATGGAGGAAAATATCAGATTCATTCAAATACTTGACGAATTAAAAGCTCAAGGGCAAATAACCGATTATGTACAAGCAGCAAGCATACTTGGCACAAATAAAGCTGGCATAAGCGACATAAAAAGTGGTCGGAAGAAATTATCAATAGAGCTACTCAGAAGTCTGAAATATTCATACCCTAATATTTCGATTGATTGGATCATCATGGGAACAGGGGATGCTTTCATAACAATGAAAGAGAAGCAGGAAACCACAGATGCACACTTATTCGTACAAACCATAACCCAACAAGCGGAAGAAATCGGCCGTCTCAAAGAACAAATTCGCCAAATGAATCTTGAAAAAGGGAAACCTGCATCGGATGCGTACACTTCTGGAGATGCAAATGTAGGGTAG